TCAATCAAATGGCGGTAGATCAGGATTACTTCGTTCCTGTTCGTGATGTTGCTCAAACAATGCCTATTGAGACATTGGCGGGAGCAACAAACTTATCGGAAATTGCGGATATTGAATATATTCAGAAAAAATTATTAACCGCACTTAGAATTCCAAAAGCGTATTTAGGTTTTGAGGAAGTTCTTGGAGATGGTAAAAATCTATCTTTATTGGATATTAGATTTGCAAGAACAATTAATAAAATACAAAAGGCAATTATTGCTGAATTAAATAAAATTGCAATCATCCACCTATTCTTATTAGGGTTTGAGGATGAATTGCACAACTTTACCTTAGGTTTAACAAATCCATCTAAACAAGCCGATCTATTAATGATTGACGTATGGAAAGAAAAGGTAATATTGTATAAAGATATGGTTAGTGAGATTCCTAAATCAATTCAAGCAACATCTGCTACTTGGGCTAAAAAACATATCTTTGGTTTCTCTGATGAAGATATTAAACTTGAAGTACAACAAATAAGATTAGAAAGAGCGGTATCCGCTGAGTTAGATAATACCGCAACTATAATCACACATACAGGGTTATTTGATAATGTGGATAAACTTTACCATACTACAACAGGAACAACACAAAATGCGGGAGGAGCACCACCAGAACCTGGAGCAGCACCTGATATGGGAGGAGGGGCAATGCCACCACCACCACCTGATATGGGAGGTGAAATGCCTGTAGGTGAATCAAAAAAAGATAACTTAAATATACTATTAGAAAATGATAATATATTGGGTGATACGTTTATTGATTTATCAAAAGGTAGAAATTCTTTGGGGTCTATGGAAGATCAATTAAACAAATTACTAAATGATTGATATTTATAATAAAAAAAAATTATGAAATTTGGAATATTAAAATCAAGGATTGAAGATTGTTTAGTTGAATCTTATAAAAAAGATTCTCTAAAAAAAAATATGTTTGTTTTTGAAGAACTTATATTAAAAAACAAATCTCTAAGTACACTTTATTTTTTATATGATGAACTTAGTAAAAACAAAGGTTTAAATGAATCTTTTATAAATGAATATATTAACGAAAGTATTATATTATTTGAGAATACAATTTCTAAAGTAGAAAAAAACGACCTTAAAGATCTTAATATGTGGGTAGGTCATATTGTTTCAGAAAATAGGTATCAGGACATTGACAATTTATTTTCGTCTAACGCATCTACACTAGAAGAAAAATTAAGAAGTAAAAAAACTATTTCTGAAAATCTTAAGAAAGATCCATCAAAAGAAAAAGAAGTAATTGAAGTTCCATTAAAATCTATGATTGAGGTGGCAAACAATACAATTAAATCACATATTGATAGTTTAACCGAAAGTGAGAAAAAACAACTTAATGTTATATTAAACACTCCCGATCAAAAACTTAATCAAAAATATGGATTTCTTAAAGAAGATGTAATTGAAAAATTAGAAACTTTATTATCTAAAAATGAAGATTCCGAAACTAATCAAAAAATTAACGAAACAATAGAAAAACTACAAATAGAAAATTACGACAAATTAAATTATTTTAAATTAAAACAATTAAATGAAAATATTTAATTGTTAGGTATTTGTTTTTGTCTGTAAATCGCTTTATTTAAAATCTGTCTCTTAAGGACAGATTTTTTTGTATGTTCTTTTCTGTTATTAAGATGGGTGTTTTGTCTTGTTTTAATAACCTTACTTTTTAATTCTTTTAGAGCTTTTTCAATCCCCCCATTTTTATTAACTTTTACAATCAGCATATTTTTTTGTTAGTAGTTTATGTATTTGATATATACCACAAAATTAGTTATTATTATCTAAAATAAACAATATCAGTATGAAAAAAATTTATGAAAAAAGGCAAAACCGAAAAAATCAATGGCTTTAGAACATCTAAAATAGTCTATGGGACGGTAGATTCAAAAGAGTTTAAATCTCTCTACCTAAACATCCAAACTTGGGTTGAACCAAAAAAAGACTCCGAAAATTGGACAAGAGTTGTCCTTAATATGAGCAGATCAATTAAACATACGGTCTATCACAAATTAGATAAGACAATGTTTGACGATAAATTTATAGTGGACTTAGATCTTAGAACAAGCGGTCTACACCTAAAAAAGAAATCATTTATGAATTTAGAAATTAATCTATTTTTAAATGAACCAATAGATTTCAAATCCTTAAAATTAAAGAAAACACTTAAATTATTAGTAAAAGAAATTTATTCAGACGTTTTGATAAACAACCCTAATTTCAAATTTTATTTAACAAAAACAGGTAATGTTAAACCAATTAAAGTAAAAACGGAAACGGCCTAATATTTATAACTAAAACTTATTATGAGTGAATATAAAATTTTAGGGCCTAGAGATACAGGTAAGGGAATTCTTATTGAATACGATGCAGGATATATTAACCCAAAAGAAGGTCGTAATTACGAGATATTAAAAGAATCGTCAAATCATTTGGACCATTCAAAACCATTTGAATTTTATGCAGTTCTGCAAAAATACAACACACCTAACAGAAATGGTAGAGTATACCCTGAGAAGATATTAAAGAGAGAATCGGAAAATTATAGAAAGATAATTGAGAAAGGAACCTCATTATCTGAATTAAACCACCCTGAGTCTTCTTTAATTGATTTAGATCGTGTATCACACCTAATAACAGATATATGGTGGGAGGGACCTGTATTATTAGGTAAACTTAAATTATTAACAAGTCCTGGTTTCCATGAAAGAGGGATTGTTTCTACTAAGGGAGATTTGGCGGCAAACTACTTACGACAAGGAGTTACTTTAGGTATATCTTCTCGTGGTGTAGGATCCCTTAAAAAGGTGGGAGAACAAAATGAAGTACAAGATGATTTTGAACTTATTTGTTTTGACTTAGTGTCTTCACCATCAACACCTGGAGCTTATCTTTTCCAAGATAAGAATGATAGAATGAAGTATGAGGAAAGCTTAGACGAAGAAAAAAAAATGTCAGTAGATCGTCATGTTGGTGAAAGTGGTAACAAATCGCTTGACTTAATGAAAAGATTAACCGATTATTTAGATAAATAAAAAAAACTATGGAACAAGGAGAAAAGTATTTTGTGGCTAAAATCACATCTGATTTATTAGATACTGAATCAGGAAAAGTAAAAAAAACAAGAGAAGAAAAATTAGTATTAGGTTATACACCAACTGATGTTGAGGCAAAAGTAACTAAAGTGTATGAACACTATACTATGGATTGGAGAATTACATCAATCACTGAAAGTAAAATTGATGAGGTAATTAGTTAATTTTTAATTAATTTTTAAAATGGGTATGACATTAGTTGTACCCATTTTTTTTGCCTAATAATTAGAAAAAATGAATTTTTTTAATTTACCTACTATTTATATTGTAAAACAAACTATAGATGAACAAAAAATCAGTTGTTGAAGACGCATTATTCCAAATTCGAAGTTTGGAAGAAGCTCTTAAAGAAAATGCAAAAGGAATACTTTCTTCTACAATGAAGAATGAAATCGGCTCATTAGTAAAAGAATCTCTTAGAGAACAAGAAGAGATTGACGTTGAAGACGAAGAAGAGGTTGTTGAACCTGAAGGTCAAGTAGATGATGTTGAGGATGTAGATTTAGGTGTTGAACCTATGGCTATGTATGATGACATGGAAGATGACGACATTGAAGACATTGACATGGGTATGGAAGATGAAGATGCAATTGACATGACTGGAGCAGATATGTCAGATGTAATTAAAGTTTTCAAATCTATGAGTGATGAAGATGGAGTTATCGTAAAGAAAGATGCGAATAATAACATTACATTATCAGATCCTGAAACTGGAGCTGATTATTTCATCCAACTTTCTGAACAATATCAAGATGAACTTGATGAACAAGATGAAGATGAAGGTGAAGGTGAAGATCTTACATTAGATGAAACTTTGTACGAAATTGAAATGGATGACTTCGGTATGTCTGATGATATGGATGACGAAGAAATGGATTTTGAAGAAAGACCAAGACGCATGAGTCGTAATGAAGAAATGTATGAAACTCCAATGTACGAAACTAATGTTGATGAAACTTTGTATGAAATTGAAATGGATGACTTCGGTATGTCCGATGAAGATGAAGAATTAGATGAAGAAGATTTGGATCATGTAATGGAATCAAAATTTAAAGCTAAAGGCGTTGGAATGGGTTCACCTAAATTCAAGTACGGACAAGTTATGGATTATAAAACTACCAAACAAAAAGAAGGTAAAAAAATGATCAATACAGGAAGTGCTAAAAAATTCTCTTATAAAGATGGAGAAAATTTAGATGGTGAATACAGACCAATTAAAAAGAGAAGAGAAACTACAGAAGCTTCACGTACATTAGGTGCGGGAACAAAATTTGGAAGAAAGGGTTTACCAAAACCAAAAGCAGCTCCTCGACACATTAGTGAAACTGAAGTAGAATTACTAAAGTCTAAAAATGAAGAGTACAGAAAGGCTTTGAATCTTTTCAGAACTAAATTAAATGAAGTGGCTATCTTTAACTCTAATTTGGCTTACGCAACTAGACTGTTTACAGAACATTCAACAACAAAACAAGAAAAAATAAATATACTTAGACGATTCGACAATGTTGAAACACTTAAAGAATCTAAAAGTCTTTATAAATCATTAAAAGATGAATTCTCATCTGAAACAACTAAGGAAAACTCTATTAATGAGTCATTCGAAAAATCGGTTACTAAAACTCCTGTATCAGGATCGGCCGTTAATTTGATTGAATCTAAAACTTATGAGAATCCTCAGTTCTTGAGAATGAAAGATTTAATGGGAAAAATAAAATAAAAATAAACTAAAAAAATAAAAAACCAAAAAAATGGGAGCATTATTAGAATCAGGTCTTGTTGGTAACATCGGGTTAAAACACCTTAAAGTTATCAAAGAAGATACTATTAACAAATGGGATAAATTAGGATTCCTTGAAGGCCTTAAAGGCCACCTAAAAGAAAACGTAGCACAGTTATATGAAAACCAAGCTTCTTTCTTGATTAACGAAGCAACTTCTGAAGGTTCTAACGGAGCATTCGAAACAGTTGTTTTCCCTATCGTAAGAAGAGTTTTCTCTAAATTGTTGGCTAACGACATCGTTTCTGTACAAGCAATGAACTTACCAATCGGTAAATTGTTCTTCTTTGTACCTCGTATCCAAGGATATGATAATTCAACTGCTAACGGTGGAGAACATTATTCACCAATCGGATCACCAAATGGACCTGCACCGGCAGACAACGCAGGATACCCAGGTGGAACAGGTACATCATACTCTAAAAATCTTTATGATTTATTTTATGAAGGTGGTGAAGCAGGTTTAGATCCTCCAGGATTGTTTGATTACTCTAAAGGTCAATGGACTGCAGTTACTGCGGCAACAAACGTACAAGTTTGGAGTGGTAGTACCTTAGAAAATGCGGGTGATGATAATTCACAATACACTGCAACTACAGGAACAAGAAAAGTTATTATCAAAATGTGTGACTTTAACAGAGCTGGTCAAGGTAAATTAATCGGACCTGATGGTAACGAGATGGATACTGAAACTTTCTTATCTGATTTAAAAATTATCGCAAATTCAGGTTTAGTAGTTGCGGCAGGTTCACCTTGTGAATTAGGGACTGGTCCATTATTGTTTAGAGTTGTTACTCAAATCTACGGTAAAGGAATCGTTAAATACGGTAATCAAGCTCAAACTTCTTACGCATCAACAGGAAATGGTGGTTCTTACAACGATATCTGTGATGAAGAAGGTTGTATCTATTTAGAAGTTGATTTATCTTGTCCTGTATGTGCTACTTGTGGTACTACATTAGACGGATACACAGGAACAACTTTAAGTGCTATCGCTCAAGCTACTGCATTTACTGCGGTTTACAGAAGATACAAAAACTTAGAGTTTGAAGATAAAATCGGTGAGGTTTCTTTTGATTTAGAATCAGTAACTGTTTCTGTAACTGAAAGAAAACTAAGAGCACAATGGTCTCCTGAGTTAGCTCAAGACGTTGCTGCATTCCATAACATCGACGCTGAAGCTGAGTTAACTGCATTGTTATCTGAGCAAGTTGCAGCTGAGATTGACCGTGAGATCTTACGTGACTTGAGAAAAGGATCGGCTTGGAACTTACGTTGGGATTACAACGGATGGAGAAGATTGTCTTTAACTACATCTTACACTCAAAAAGATTGGAATCAAACTTTGATTACTGCGATTAACCAATTGTCAGCACAAATCCACAAATCTACATTGAGAGGTGGAGCTAACTGGATCGTAGTTTCTTCTGAGATTTCAGCTATCTTTGATGACTTAGAATACTTCCACGTATCTAACGCATCTCCTGAGCAAGATCAGTATAACATGGGTATTGAAAGAGTAGGTACTCTTGCAGGACGTTACCAAGTTTACCGTGACCCTTACTTCCCAGCTAACACAGTGTTAGTAGGACACAAAGGAACATCATTGTTAGACACAGGTTACATCTACGCACCGTACGTACCTCTACAATTGACACCTACAATGTACAATCCATTCAACTTTACACCTATTAAAGGTATAATGACAAGATACGCTAAGAAAATGGTTAATAACCGTTTCTACGGACGTATCACAGTTGATGGAGTTAGAACATTTGACTTGAGAGAATTGAGATAATCAATTAAATACCGAATAAGAGAAAGGAGACAAGTAATTGTCTCCTTTTTTTATTTATCAATAGTTTGGTTAGGTTCTTCCAATTTTGACAATACTCTAATGGCTTTTGATATAACTTCAGATTCACCAATTGTAAATGCACCACGTTTATGTGATGCTTTAACTGACTCAATTAAATAATATAAGGCGTGATCTTTATTCATAGATATAAGAATTGCGTCTAAATGTTCTTCACTTAGTAAATTTATGGTTCCAAACAGGTTACCAAATAATTCATTTTCTTGTTCTTCCATTTTGTATTGTGTTGATATTTATAATAGTAGACAAATTATGGATTTAAATCAAATAATAAAGAAAGTTTTATCTGAAGCAA